GGTTGGTCAATAGTTGATGGAGGAATAGCTTAAAATATAAATATGAAAGAATTAAAAAATACAAGTGTTTGCTATCCAACCAATGAAATTTGGTTTATATGTTGGGATAATACTAGAGCAGAAATAAAGGCTTATGGTTCTATTTTATCTACCCAATGTTTAGAAACTCCTTGGGTTGAAATTGACTATTACGACAATAAAGAACAATGGGCAGAGATACTAATAGAAAACGGAATTAATCCATTTGAATAAAATTGAAAATGCAAAAAGTAAATTAATAATCGTTATATAAATAATATGAAATCAACTGAAATGTTAAATCAAATTAAAACGCTTCTAAACATCGAGGTAAAACTTGAAGAAACGAAGCTAGAAAATGGCACAGTAGTAAGTGCTGAATCATTTGAAAAAGGAAAAGAAATTTTTATCGTAACTGACGATCAGAAGGTAGCAATGCCTGTGGGCGAATACTTACTAGAAGATGGTAGATTAGTGGTTGTAGAAGAAGAAGGTACAATTGGAGACATTAGAGAAGTATCAGATGAAGTTCCTGCAAAGGAAACAGAAGAAGGTGAAGAAATTACTGAAGATTTAGAAGAAGAAGAAAAAAAAGAAGAAGAAGAAATGGCAGATGTTGCAGATTGGGAAGGGATGGAAAAAAGAATCCAAAACCTAGAGGATGCGATTGCTGATTTAAAATCTGACAAGGAAGGTAAAATGGAAAAAGAAGATGAAGTTGAAATGGAAGAACAAGCATCTAGACAGCCTAAATCAAGAACCATAAAAGAAGAATTTTCTGAAGAAGTTTCTGAAGAAGTTAATCAAGAAGTTAATCAAGAAGTTAAAACTGAATTATCAGAACCTGCTTCTAAGCCAATAAAGCACAATCCTGAAGGGGAAAGTAAAACAATTAAAAAAGTTGAATTTGGAAAAGGAAAATTCACTTCAACACTAGACAGAGTTTTAAACAAATTAAATAAATAAAATAGAATGAGTAAATTAAAAAACGTAGAATTAGCTACTACAACAAACATCAGTACATCTTATGCAGGACAATTTGCAGGGGAGTACATTGCTGCAGCTTTATTGAGTGCATCAACTATTGATGATGGAGGAATCACAGTAAAATCAAACATTTCTTTTAAAGAAGTAATCAAGAAATTAGCAACAGATGCAATCGTAACTGCTGCAGATTGTGATTTTAGCCCAACATCAACTATAACATTAACTGAAAGAATTTTACAGCCAACTGAATTACAAGTTAATTTGCAGTTGTGTAAGTATGACTTTGTAAACGATTGGGAATCTCAGCAAATGGGATATGGTTTAGGTCAGTCTTTACCTCCAAAATTTGCAGACTTTATGATTGCTCACGTTGCTGCTGAGGTTGCACAAAATACTGAGTTTAACATTTGGCAAGGAGATACTGCTGCTGCATCTAAAAATTCATTTGATGGATTTGAAAAATTAATCGCTGCTGCTGTAACTGCAGGAGATGTACCTGCAGGTCAGGCTTTAACATCTGTTGCATTAACTGCTGCTAACATCGTAGAAAAATTATCTGATGTTGTTGAAGCTATTCCTGCTGCATTATACGGAAAAGAAGATTTATTCTTATACATTTCATCTAAAGCTGCAAAACTTTATGTTCAAGCATTAGGAGGTTTTGGAGCACAGGGGCTTGGGGCAAATGGTGTTCAAGGAATGGGGACACAATGGTGGAACAATGGGTCTTTAACTGTAAACGGAGTTAAGATATTTGTTTGCCCGGGATTATCTGATGACAAAATGTATGCTGCACAGAAAAGCAACCTATACTTTGGCACCGGATTACTAAACTCAACTCAAGAAGTGAAGGTTTTAGATATGGCAGATTTGGATGCTTCAAACAATGTTAGAATGGTAATGAGATTTACAAGTGGTGTCCAATTTGGAATTGCTTCTGACATCGTATCATACGCATAATTAATTAATAATCATAAAAATGGGGTAGGTAGGATTCTACTTACCCTTTTTTTTTAAAATCATAAAAATCAATGGCTTGTCTATTAACAACAGGTAGAAAACTACCTTGTAAAAGTGCCTTTGGAGGCATAAAGAAAGTATTATTTGCAGACTATGGAACGATTGCTACTGTTACAGTAGATGGCACAACAAAAGAAGCAACATTTACAGACGCTTCAACTCCACCTGTATGGTTTGAATTTGATGTAAAAGGTAATTCATCTCTAGAAACAACTGTAACAAGTTCTAGAGAAAATGGAACTACTTTTTATACTCAAACTTTAAACCTAACATTAACATATTTGGATGCTAAAACACAAGCAGAATTGCAAACTTTAGCAGTATCACGTCCGTATATTGTAGTTGAAGACTATTATTCAAACAGATTCCTTTGTGGATTTGAAAATGGAATGGAAGCAACGGGGGGAACTGTTGTTACAGGAGCAGCAGCAGGAGACCTTTCAGGTTTCACTTTAACATTTGAAGGAATGGAAGAAACTGCACCTTATTTCTTAGCAGCAGCACAAGCAGTAACAGCATCAGCATTACAGATTGACCCAACTGCATAGTATTTATTTAGTTAAAATTAAGGCATCCTTTTTAGGGTGCTTTTTTTTTGCTTAATTGATTTTACAAATTAGGTGTTTTTTTTCGTTATATAAACAATGATTATACTAACAACATCGGCAACTGCTCAATCACTTTCAATTATACCTAGAAGTTATGTATCTACTTTTACGTTATCAATTAGGGATGATAGCACTAATGTGGTAAAAACTTATAGTATTACTAATGCAGTAACATCAGGTAATTACTTAAATTTTAATAATATATTTGATCCTATATTAGTAGAGAATCATTTTTATGATTTAAGGCTTATTGTTGGGGGTGAAACAATTTATAGAGATAGAATTTTTTGTACAGACCAAACTATAGACCAATCAAACAATGATTATTACGATTTAAACGAAGGTAAATTTACTACCTACAATGGATTTGATAATACATACACAGTAAGATGAAAAAACAAATGAGAAATAGTAATGGGCAATTCAAGAAAGATTCAAAGGTTTCTGAATTTGGATTTGTCAATTTAAGTACATACACAAGTCCTGAAGTTAAGGAAGTAAATGGAGCAGATTGGATTGAATATGGTGCAGACAATAATTACTTTCAATATCTTATTGACAGATATAATGGTTCTCCAACAAATAATGCTGCTATCAATGGAATTAGTCAGGCTATTTATGGTAAGGGTTTAAATGCTACCAATTCAAATAGTAAGCCGAATGAATATGCACAAATGGTTTCTTTGTTTAAAAAAGATGTAGTAAGGAAATTGTGTTATGATCTAAAATTAATGGGTCAATGTGCTATGCAAGTTATTTATTCCAAGGATAGAAAGACTATTGCACAGATTGAGCATATGCCTATTGAAACTTTAAGGGCAGAAAAGTGTGATGATGATGGAGAAATACCTGCTTATTATTATTATAAAGATTGGGCAAACATAAAAAAATCAGATATTCCATTAAGGATTCCTGCTTTTGGAATGTCAAATGAAAATATAGAAATATATTACATAAAACCTTATAAATCAGGCTTTTACTACTATTCCCCTGTAGATTATCAAGGTGGATTGCAATATGCAGAATTGGAAGAAGAAGTTTCAAACTATCACTTGAATAATATACTTAATGGTCTAGCCCCTAGTATGTTAATCAATTTTAACAATGGAACTCCGAACCAACAAGAACGACAATTAATAGAAACTAAGATAGCACAGAAATTTTCAGGGACTAGTAATGCAGGGAAATTCATACTCGCTTTTAATGACAATAAAGAAAGCCAAGCAGAAATAACACCTGTTCAGTTAAGTGATGCACATAATCAATATCAATTTTTGTCAGATGAGGCAGAGTCTAAGATACAGGTTGCACATAGGGTTGTATCACCTTTTTTACTAGGTATTAGAACAAGTTCAGGTTTTTCTAGCAATGCAGATGAAATAAAAACTGCTTCCTTATTAATGGACAATACTGTTATAAGACCATTTCAGGAACTTTTAATAGATTCTTTTGATAATATACTATCTTACAATGATATTAGCTTAAACCTATACTTTACGACCTTACAGCCTTTAGAATTTACTGAGGTAGATAGTGAAATTCAAGACAAAGAAACTATTGAAGAAGAAACAGGTGTTGAAATGCAGAAGTTTAATCTTAAAATGATAGATGGAAAAGAAGCATTTGAAACTAAAGAAGAAGCAGAAAAGGTAGCTGAAGAAATGGGTTGTGGAGGTTCACACGAACACGAAGTTGAAGGGGTTGTTTATTTTATGCCTTGCGTAAGCCACGAAGAACTTAAAGCACCTTGTTGGGATGGATATGAGCAAAGGGGTATGAAAACTAAGAATGGCAAAAAAGTACCTAATTGTGTTAAGCTAGAAGAAGTTACTTTAGAATCATTTGGTGAAGATGAAGATTTAACTGAATGGGAATTAATTGATGAAAGGAAAGTTGATTATGAAGCAGAAGAAGCACTAGATTATCAGATAGACCAATTAAATACAAAGGGTAAAAGTTTACTATCTAAGTTATGGGAATTTGTAACTACAGGAACAGCAAGACCTAATGCTAAATCTAAACAAGATGAAGTTGTAGATGGAACACAGTTTAAAGTTCGTTATCAATATGCACCTTTAAAAGCAAGTTTACAGCCTGATAACAGCAGAGATTTTTGTCAGAAAATGGTAAAAGCTAAAAAGATATATCGAAAAGAAGATATTGAAATGATGGATAGTGTGAAACTAAATTATGGATGGGCACCTAAAGGTAAGCAAAAACAAGGCTATTCCATTTGGTTTTACAAAGGCGGAGGTGCGTGTCACCATTTTTGGATGAGAAAGACCTATATGAAGAAAGGAAAAGGAAGCATAGATATTAAAAGTCCACTTGCCCCATCTATAAGTGTAAACAAAGCAATAAAGGAAGGTTTTAAACCTGAAAAAAATAGTCCATTAGTTGCAAAGCGACCAATTGATATGCCTAACGAGGGATTTTTACCAACTAATAAAAGAAGATAAATGGCAACAGTATTATTTATAAACAGAACAGATTTAGTTCGTAATTCTATAATGGATGGTAATATCTCTACTGACAAGTTTATTCAGTTTGTGAAGCTGTCACAAGAAATTGACGTTCAGCAGATTATGGGAACAGATTTATACAATGGTTTATCTGTAGCAATGCCAAATATTGATGATGTAGGAAATGCAAGATGGAAAACAATTTTAGATGACTATATTGTACCAATGTTAATTTGGTATTCACAGTCAAACTACTATCCATTCGCAGCATATCAGGTTAAGCAAGGAGGTGTTTTCAAACATACATCAGAAAATTCTGTTTCAGTAGATAAAAATGAAGTTGATTTCTTGGTAGAAAAGGCTAGAACGAATGCAGAATGGTATTCTAGAAGGTTCATTGATTTTATGAGTTTTAATCAAACTACATATCCTGAATATACTAGCAATACAAACGATGATATTTATCCAAGTTATGAAGCAACTTTTAATGGTTGGGTTTTATGATATACAAACCAAAAGAAAAGAATATTAAAAAGCTAAAGGTTTTTTTAAAAAAGAAAAGTAAGAAAAAAATTGTAAAATAAAATGGCAAACGAAATTTATAATACTAGTGCGTGGGGAAGTCCTATGGAAATTGGGTGGGGAAGTATTTATTATCGATTTGCTTTTCCTAGTGCTATACCTGCATTATTAGTTACTTTACAAGGCAGGGCATCATACTACGAAAATGTTACTTGCACAACTGCAACATTAACCGAGTTAGAAAACATAGAATAGTATGGCAGATAATTTATTAGATAAAGCGTCAATATTACTTACACCAACTGCATACGACAACGGAAGTATGTTAAGCATTAAGCCAACTGATGGAGATGGGGATTTTACTTTTTCAAGAAATGGAAATGCAAGTAGAGTAAATTCAAGTGGTATTATCGTTACTGAAGGCGCAAATTTACCGAGAATAAATTATGAGAATGGCTGCGGGAGTTGGCTTTTAGAAGATGAGTCAACGAACTTAATACCTTATTCAGAGGATTTTAGTCAATGGACTTTGGGCGGTGACACAACTATTGAAAGTGGTTATTTAGCACCCGATGGAACTAACAACGCTTATAAAATTAGTGGAACGAACAGTAATATTAAATTAAGTGGAAATGGTGTATTAGGTACATCTCAACGCACAATATTTGCGAGAACTGTTAATGGTACTGGTACGGCTAAATTATTAACACACAGAAATAACACAAACAATCTATTTTCTATTACAGAGCAATGGCAAAGATTAGAAGTTAATAGCACTACCGTATCGACATCTGATTCTGTCTTTTTTGGTATTGATTTTAGAGGTGGTAGCTTATCTCAAATAATACTTTGGGGAGCAAATGCTACAAATGACCAAAACTACGCAACAAGCTACATCCCCACATCGGGAGCATCCTCCACAAGGCTTCGTGATTTAGCAACTGGTTCGGGTAACTCTACTTTGATAAACTCTACAGAAGGTGTATTGTATGCAGAGATAGCAGCTTTGGCAAATAGTGTACCTACACAGAGACTTGCACTATCTAGTGGAAATAATACGAATAGGATTTACTTACAATTTAGCACTACTTTAAATAGAATTTTTGTGTCTGTAGTTTCT